ATAGACCCTAAAAATCCTCATACAGTAGGTAAGAGTGCATGGAATTTAGGTAATCATGTATTATTATTTGGTTTTATAATGGCATTAATATTTGTAGTATATGTGAGTTATAAATGATTTTAGTTGATTTAAACCAAGTATTAATATCTAACTTGATGGCACAGACCAGAGGCCAACCTGATATTACAACTGCTAATGAAGATATGATTAGACACATGGTTATAAATTCATTAAGAGGTTTTAATGTAAAGTTTAGAAACAAATACGGTGAAATGATATTATGTTCAGACGCAGGTGACCCATGGCGTAGAGATATATTTCCACATTACAAATACAGCAGAAAAAAAGGCAGAGAAGAATCCAGTTTTGATTGGGACAATATATTTAATATTATTACTAATATAAAGAATGAAATAAAAGAGAACTTTCCTTATGTCGTTATGTATAATGAGAAGTGTGAGGCAGATGATATTATAGCAACACTTGTAAAATATTATTATCAAAGTGAGCCGATAATGATTGTTTCTGGCGACAAAGATTTTATACAGTTACAAAGATTTAAAAATGTAGAACAATATGCTCCTATACAGAAAAAGGTGGTAGGTGATGATGTTGACCCAAAGAATTTCTTGATAGAACAAATATTAAAAGGTGACAGGTCAGATGGTGTACCAAATGTGCTTTCTCCAGATGACATATTTGTAACAGGTGAAAAACAAAAACCAGTTACCAAAAAAAGACTACATGAATTGGGTTTATTAAGAAGTTTTGATAGGCAAATACAGAAAAATATAGATAGAAATATACAACTTATTGACCTAACAAAAATACCAAAAGTGTACGAGGACGCTATTATAAATAGCTATCGAAGGTATAAGAAAAATGACCGTTCAAAGTTATTAACTTATATGATTGAAAATAAATTGAAGTCTTTAATGGAAAACATTGGTGACTTTTAACATGGAGAAATAATATGGCAGAGCAAAATCCAAATCTTATGTCAAGACAGCAAATGGAAACAATGGCCGCAACAAGTGGTTCGGGAAAACTGTTGTACCATGAAGTGTTGACAAAAGTAAATAACGCAAAAGATAAACCAAAAAAGGTCGCTGTTCTAAGACAACACGATACACCTGGTTTAAGACGAGTAATTAAAGGTTCATTTGACCCTAATATTAAATGGGATTTACCAGAGGGTACACCACCATTTATTGCTAACGAAGCACCAGAAGGAACTGAACATAGTTTACTAGAGAATGAATCTAGAAAATTCTGGCACTTTGTAGAGGGTGCAGATACAGACACATCAAAAACAAGAAAAGAAACTTTATTTGTTCAAATATTAGAGGCTTTACACAAAGGTGAGGCTGATGTAACTATTAGAATGAAAGATAAAGAATTACACAAACATTATAAAGGTCTATCCGCTGCTGTGGTAAAAGAAGCATTTAGTTGGAATGACGAATATAAGACAATGCCAAGAGGTACAACCTCTGGAGCGTTAAGTCAATAACGAATCAAGGGTGTGGCGTATATGTCGCACCCTAAAATAATCAAAAAAGCAAGTAAAATCAACGAAAAATAAGTGAAAAAAGCGCTTGACTCGAACACTATTTTAGTGTATAGTGGTACCATAAATATGAAAAAGGAGAGTTATATTATGAAAAAACTTATATTAATACTTGCTGTTTTATGGTTAGGTCTATCGGCCTTTGCAAATTCAGTAAAAGCAAATGATTCTACTCAGGCGACAGTAGCTCATATTATTACACAAAAGATACAAGGTAATAATGTAGATACTTCCGTTTTAGAGGCAGAAATGTCAAAACTAGCATATCAATTTTCTTTAGAAATGGTTGATATAATAGAAAAACATTTACCAATGATTTTAGAAGGACTTGCTTCTGAAATTAGAGGTAACGCTGATAGTGCTTATAAGTGTTCTTTGTTAAAAGATACTAAAATTGCAGATAAGGAATGTAGTTAATGGCAAAAAAAACTAAAAAGTCAGATGTTCTTCCAGGCATACCATTTGAGTTTGACTTCTATATGGTGTATTGGGAGGATATTCAATCTGATTCGGGTTGGCGTACTCTAAAAGAGATACAAAAATCTAAACCGGCAATTTGTGTATCCACAGGTTGGCTTGTTAAAGAAAACAAAGATGTTCATGTATTGATGAGTGATTATAATTATGATGAATCATATACAGAAATGGCTGATGGTGGTAATACAACCGTCATACCAACAAAGAATGTTATTGAAAAATTTATTATTAAAGGTTTATAAACCGGGAGAAATATATTATGGCGAGTAAAGAAATTGACAGATGGCTAAAATCAGAAATCGAAAAGGTTCCTGAAAAACTAATCAAGTTTAGAGATAATAAACTTGAATCTAAAATGGTCTATTACACAGGTAATTGGCAAATAGATGTTATGGCTAATTTAACACAAAGACAATCAGAAAAACTTTTTGGTAAAATGCAAAAAATCACAGACGCAGGTGGTCTAGCATTTTTTCAAAAGAGGATGAAGGATATTAAGATAGGTGCAAATGATTATGATGACGCTGAAGTTATTACAGGCTTTCAGTATATTGTAATGAGAACAGGCAGGTCTTAATGAAAGCAAAAATAAAAACAATATTTCAAACTTTAATGTTTGTATTTGTAATAGGTTTTATATCGGCAGTTTGGTATGCTTATAATACTAGTATAGCAGAAGAACAAGAGGCAATCACAAATGAAGTGGTTGAAACTTTAGAAGAAATTATTGTCTATGAAAAACCAGACTTTGAAAGAGAAAACAACCAGACATTTATTAATAGTGTAGGTCAATGTGTTAACTATATTTACAATACAACAACAGACATTATACCAGTAAATTTTGAAGTATTATTGGCTCAGGCCGCTTTAGAGAGTGGTTGGGGTAATAGTAGATTTGCAATAGAAGGCAGAAACTTATTTGGTATAAGAACTTATGACCTACGAGAGCCACATATGTTGCCGTCTAATAATCCAAAAAAATGGGGTGTTAGAGTGTATCAACATGAATGTGATAGTGTTCAACATTATATAGATATACTAAATAATGGTAGTGCTTATGAAAAGTACAGAGAATTAAGGGACAATGATGTTACTGATTCTTTACAATATGTTGAAACCCTTGGTGCGTATGCTTCAGATAAAAATTATTTTGGTAAAATAAAAAGTATTATCAAAAAATTAAGAGAAGAATACGATATACCAATTTTAAATTAGGACTTAAATGATAGGAATATTAATAGTTTTTTTTAGTGCGATTTCTATATCTATTATAGCCGCTGGCTATTCTATTATGGGACTTGCTACACTATTTGCTGGCGCAGTAGTACCTATTATAGCAATGGGTAGTGCATTAGAAGTAGGTAAATTAGTAGCCGCCAGTTGGTTGTATAATAACTGGCGCAATCCATTTGTACCAAAAACAATAAAAGCTTATCTTACATCTGCTGTAATAGTTTTAATTTTTATTACCTCTATGGGTATATTTGGTTTTTTATCAAAGGCACACTTAGACCAAGTGCAACCAGTATCATCAAATAATATTAAGATTGAATTGATAGATAAACAAATATCACAACAAGAAAAAATAATAGAAAGAGCTCAAGGTACCTTAGACCAATTAGATAGAGCGCTTGACAAATACATTGATATGGAGTTTGTTACAAGAGGTCTAAAAGAAAGAAAAAAACAAGAGCCTGAAAGAAAAGAATTACAACTAGCAATTAATAATGCAAGTGATGAGATTGCAAAATTATCAAATGAAAAAGGCACATTAGAATTAGAACAAGATAAGATAGAGGCCGAAGTAGGACCAATTAAATATATTGCAGAGTTGATATATGGTGAAAATGCAAAAGACCATTTTGACAAGGCAGTAAGGTGGGTAATTATAGTATTAATATTTGTATTTGACCCATTAGCAGTATTATTATTGATAGCGGCTAATATATCTTTGCGAACTAGAAAAGAAGCTAAAGATAAAATAGAAAATACCAAAAAGGTAAACCTTTCAAAAGAATTATCAAAAGAAAAGGCCAAGAGTGCCAAGTTAAGAAAAAAAGAAAGAGATTATAAAGGATTTGTCCGTAAATTAGGTGCAAAAGAATTAAAGGACCTAGACCCGGATGAAATTAGACTTAAATTAGACCAGATTATGGACTGGAACGAGAAGTCTAAGCAACCATAGGCGCTTGCCAAAGTGAAAGGAATGTTATATAATGAATGCTATGTTTGATATACCAATAGATAGTCTAAAAGATAGACGAATCAAGAACGCAGAAAAAGCTTGTAGAGATTCTAGGTCCGATTGGGCAAAGAACTTCTGGTATAATGTGTTCTCTAAATTATGTAAGAAATATGACCGTATGGATTATTTCAGAAAGACAGTAAACTAATGAATGTATTTTATGTAGATAAACATCCAGTAAGAGCTGCTGAACAAATGTGTGATAAACATATTGTTAAAATGATATTAGAGTCTGCTCAATTACTATGTACTTGTCATAGAGTACAAGACGGTACAGAGTATTATGGCAAAACAAAAAATGGTAGAAAGATTAAAAGGTGGACACATCCTAATCCTAATTTAGAACCATTATTGTATAAAGCTGGTTGGGTAAAACACCCTAGTACAATATGGTTGTTTGAATCAGCATATAATTATATTTGGTTATATAAACATATGATTGCTTTAAATGATGAATATAAGAAAAGATACA